TATGTCATTACTTAATTCATTTGATACTGATACTAATATATGGGAAGTAGAACCTCAGCTAAAGATACCTAAAGTATTTGCTGAGTTCTACAACTCCGATAAATCAAAAGGTAAAGCCCACAGTAGTAAGATAATGTGGGCTATTGCCCTTTTAGTAGATAATAGTGAGGCTAATAAGTTTAGAAACTTTTCTTATGAAGATAGAAAACTTCTTATCTCAGAAGATTTTTTACAAGAACCCTCATTTAAGTGGGATAAATTTGAAAAAATTAAAGAGACATATGAAGATTTTTCTATGGGTAAACTTGAAAAGTCTCTACTTATTTATGAGCATAAACTTGAAGAAAGAGATATTCTTGTTAAAACAACTAAATATACAATAGAGAATGCTGCTGATTTGGATAAAATTATTAAAGAAACTAAGAATATTATAGAACTTATAATAAAATTACGTGACCAAGTCAAGCAAGAGAAGGATAGTGGTAATACAAAAGCAGGTTTACAAGAATCATTTATTGAGAAGAACTAATGATAGAAAGTAAAGTATTTGTACCAATATATAACAATTCTAATTATAAGGTTAAGAAGATTCCAGTACTTCATCCCGAGAGTATAAAGTATAGAAATTTTTGGACTATACAACTCAAGAGAATTTTTGAGGGATGTTGGATTCCTGATACAAAAGAAATTAATGTAGATTTATCAGAACAGTTAAATTATGAAGAATTAACAGATAAAATAAAGCATTCTTGGCGTTGGATAACACCAGAATTATACTTCTATTTGAATTTTGGTACTATACTTCATAAACCAGAGGATGCCCCAAGAACAACACCTAAAATAAAAATCAAGCCTTATTTATCAGATTTTGAATTGGCTTTTTCATATAACTGGGTAGAAGCTCGTGGTTTTAGTGGGTTTGAGGGTGATGATAAGTTCAGTTGTAACAGGGATATACCAGATAGTCAGAAAGATCACTTAATAACATTACACCCAACATGCTATAATAGTAGAGGAGAAATAAAACAATACATTCCTGCAAGAGAGTATTTACGCAAATTAACAGATAAACCTTTGGGTAGAGCGTTGTACTGGAATGAGGCAAAAAACCTAATGTTAATGAGTGCTCGTGGGGTTGGAAAATCATTCATAACTGGTGTAGGGGTACTGCTTCACGCTATTATAACAGACGGTGCTAAATATTATGATGAATCTTATAGTAACACTCCTCCTAAAAACGAATTATTTGTTGGTTCTGGAATAGCAGCTAAATCATCTGAATTGTTAGCAAAGACTAAGGAGGCTATGGACAATCTTCCGGGAGCATGGAAACCCAATACTAAGGATTTTGTCCCATCTCCAATATATAAGCATATGAAAGGTACTCTTCAACCAAATAATATGAAGAATCCTTGGAGACATTCTTATGATAAGAAAATTGGGGGTGAGTGGAAAGAGGATGCTGGAGGTACAGGAAGTAATATTAAACACGGTGTATTTACTACTGAGAACCCCGAAGCATCTGCCGGAGGTAGGTACTCAATTCTTGTTATTGAAGAATGTGGTCTTACGGATAGGTTATTAACAGCTCATGGATCATCAGATGCTACTATGCGTACAGATGGTACAGATAAGTATGGGTCAGCACTTTATATTGGGACAGGTGGCAACATTTTGAAAGCGGTAGCTTCTGAGATTATATTCAGAGACCCTGCTGGATTCGATATGCTTGAGTTTGATGATGAGTGGGAGAATACCGGTAAAATAGGATGGTTTGTACCAGCATATTATGCTGATAGAAAGTATAAAGATGCTGAAGGAAACACTCAATTAGAGATTGCTTATAAAAATTATGAGAAGAGAAGAGCTGTTAAGAAAAAAGCTAAATCAAGTACAGCCCTGGATTTGGAGATGCAAAACTATCCTCTTATTTCAAGTGAGATGTTTCTTAATAAAGCATCTAATAATTATCCGTTAGCTGATTTAAAGCACAGACTAGCCCAATTATTAACTACAGACACAATACTAAACTCTACATATAAAGGAAAATATGTAATTGATGAAAATGGTAATATTAAGTGGAATAACGAACAGTTAACTCCTATTAGAGAGTATCCATTAAAAGATTCTAATAGTGAAGGTTGTATAGAAATGTTTTATCTACCACATAAAAATGAAAATAATTCTATTCCATTTGGTAGGTATATAGCAGCATTAGACCCTATTGATGATGATGGCAACGATGATTCTGGATTATCTCTACAATCCTTCTTTATATATGATTTATGGACTGAAAAAATAGTTCTTGAATATACAGCAAGAACCAAATTTGCTAAAGATTTCTATGAACAATGTAGAAGAGCTTTAATTTATTATAATGCAAGATTGATGTATGAAAATCAGAAGAAAGGTGTGTTTACATACTTTGACCAGAAGAATAGTTTATATTTATTGGAAGATACTCCTCCGGAACTACGTGATATGGATATGCAAAGAGGGTCTACTGTGGGAAACAAAGGTAAGGGTGTTTATGCAACACCTGCTATCAATAAATGGGGAAGAGAAGAATTAGGGCCAGCATGGATGAATTCTCAAGCTGCTGATAAAGAAGAGGGTGTGACAAACACAAATACATTATTATCTGTAGGATTAATAAGAGAAGCTTTGCTATATAATCCAGATATAAATGCAGATAGAATTTCAGCATTTGGTTTATTAATGATTTTTAGAGAATTAAGGATTAAATATAAACCAGATAAAAAAGATACTAAAGTAAAATCTTACAATGATGATAAGTTCTTTAAAAGAACTTATGGTGGAGCTAACGATTCTAATCGCTATAGAGAATTAAATTTTATACCTTTTTCTATAAAGTAAATTTGATTTTTCTGTATATATTTTGTAATATTACAAATTTATACAACAATAAGTGTTAATAATATAAGTAAAATATAATCAATATGTTATACCCCATAATCAGGAAGCAATTCCCACGTCAAAAACTATCTACTTCAGAAAAGAATGAGCAGTGGAGAAAAGATTGTGTAAACGCAGGAATAACTTTGGCACTATACAATAGTGATAATAGAATGAGAGATTCCAAATATGGAATGAGGGCTAATTACAGACTTTATGATGGGATTTTAGACCAGACAGATATAGAAAGAACAGTAAATCCTTGGGGATTAGATAGTAAGACTTTTCCAAACGAAATGCAGTGCTATCCTATAGCAACAAGTAAAATAAACCTTTTATTAGGAGAAGAATCTAAAAGGAGATTTGATTGGAGATTAAGAGTAACCAACGATGATGCTATAAGTGAAAAAGAAAAATATATAAAAGATATTTTGATTAATAAGCTAACTGAACTTGCTATGCAGGAAGGGGTGTCTAAAGAAGAGGTTCAAAGGGAAGTAGCAGAATTAGATAGATGGAAAAATTATGAAGCTCAGGATATTAGAGAAAGATTAGGTACCCAAATACTTAATCATTTATGGTCTGAACAAAAATTAAAATTAACTTTTAATCAAGGATTTAAAGATGCTCTTATATCTGGAGAAGAAATTTATTGTGCGGATATAATAGGAGGTAAACCAATATTTAGAAAAGTAAATCCACTTACAGTATATATAATTGGCATGGCACAGTCTCCATATATAGAAGATGCTGATATTATAGTTGAAGATGCTTATCACTCATTGGGATGGGTAATTGATACATACTATGATTATCTCACTCCTGATATGATTGATGCTTTAGAAAAGGGTACTGGATTAATGCCTCATGGAAGACCACTAATTGATTATCCAAATACTTCAGTACCATACTATCCATTTGCAGCAGATTCAGATGGTTTAATTGATGTCACTGATACTGGATATGGCAATGCTACCTATGATACAGAGGGTAATGTAAGAGTTGTAAGGGTTGTATGGAAATCCAGAAGAAAGATTGGTGTTGTTACTTCTATTGACCAGGAAACAGGAGAAGAAATTGAAGATGTTGTTTCCGAAGGATTTAAAATAGATAAATCTATTGGACAGAAAGTTAAATGGTTATGGATTAATGAATGGTGGGAAGGTACTAAAATAGGTAAAGATATTTATATTAAAATGCAACCAAGGCCAATACAATATAGAAGAATGGATAATTTATCTATGTGTGGCTCTGGTTATGTAGGTACTATATATAATACTAATTCCGGAAAAGCTAAATCGCTGATGACTATGATGAAACCCTATGCTTATATGTACAATAAGATAGCTTATAGGGTAGATAAAGCAATAGCTAAGTATAAAGGGCCAATGATAGAACTTGATTTAGCTAAAATGCCTGGAGATTGGGAATTGGACAAATGGTTATATTATGGAGAGGAAATGTCCTACTTGTTTGTAGATTCATTTAAAGAGGGGGATAGGGGTAGAGCACAAGGAAAGCTTGCCGGTGATTTTAATACTACTGGAAAAATATACAACCCAGAATTAGGTAATTATATATCTCAAAACCTTGAGTTAATGAGATATATAGAAGAGTCTTTGAGTAATGCTGTCGGTATTACAAGACAACGTGAGGGGTCTATTGATAATAGAGAAACTGTAGGTGGAGTTGAAAGAAGTGTAACACAATCATCACATTCTACTGAAGAATTATTCTTGGTACATGATTTTACTAAATTAAGGGCTTTAGAAACACTTCTTGAAACAGCCAAGTATGCTTATATGAATGATTCTAGAGTAGCTCAGTATATGATGGAATCTGATTTAGCTCAACAGATATTTACAATTGATGGCCAGTTATTTAATGAAGCTGATTATGGTTTAGTAATGACCGATAGTTCAATGCAGACTGAATTAAAGAATGCACTTGTACAACTTGCACATGCAGGTATTCAGGCAGGTAATCTTAATTTTAGTAGCTTCATGGATATCTATATGACACAATCTATTGCTGATACAAGACGTAAGATTGAAAGAGCTGAAATGGATAATATTCAACGTCAGCAAGAATCCCAACAATCTCAACAAGAACATGATCAGAAGATGCTTGAAATGGAGATTGAAAATAGAGAAGATGTTCAGGCTCATCAAATGGAAATTGAGAAACTTAAATCTGATACTGCTATTGAGGTTAAATTACTTGAGATTGAGGCCAGACAGACTGAGAAACAAATGGATATTGACAATACTCCAGAAGAGGTATCTGAAGATAATTCTTTTGATAGGGAAAAGTTTTTAGCTGAATTTAGGCTTAAAGAGAAGGAGCATGAGGAGAAAAAAAGACAGGCTTTGGTTAAGGAGAAACAAAAAGACGAGGAGATAGTTATTAAACGTAAAGTGGCTAATAAACCTAAACCTGCTAAGAAATGACTCCAAGAGAAAAGTTAGAATTATTAAGAAGTTATAGAGCTGCTGGTGGTACTGGCAGCTATGTTTCTTTGCTTAAAGAAGCTAAAGAATATGCTGATGGTGGGCCTAAAAAGAAGTTACCTGAACTACCTTCTTTTAATATGCAACAAGTATCTGACAATACTCAAATGCAGTATCCAGTAGAAACAGATGTATTTGCTAAAGAAGCCGCTATAGCAAGAGGACAGGAAATTAGATTAAAAGAAAAAGAAGAAGCTTTAAAAAAACACTATAATCAGTCAGGATTAGTAGGGTTAAAAAGAAAGCCCACTGAGGAAGAGATTAAATATCAGGCAAAGAAAGCTATAGAATATAATGATAAACTATCTAATGATCCCGTTGGTACAATTGGCCCCGATTTAGCACTGGCTGTTATACCAGAATTAATGATGTTAAAAGGCCCTCAACAGGTTATTAGTAGAGGATTAAATAAAATAAATCCATTTAAAAGTTATAACCCTTGGAATGAATCTAATTATTTTTTAAAATTTGGAAACTATGAGATATTACCAAAACCAAATCCTACTGCACATTATAGAAATATAGGTGGGAAAGAAGGTTATTTAGATATAATAAAAAGAGGAGAAGTAGCCCCTCCGGTACATAAGCCAATTCCCAAAACTGCCTCATTGAAAGAGAGAGTAACTCTTTTTCCAAAACAATATAGTAGAGCTTTCTATGCTGGACAAGGAAAATTTTCCCCAGCATTAAGATATAAAGGTCCTTATGCAGTAGAGGCTAATATTCCAATGAATAATGGTTTTGGAGGTAATTGGGGGTACGCACCAAATCCAAATAAATTAGGATTTAAAAATGTGCCAACTTTTCATCCTGAGGTAAGATTATTAAAGCAATATAGAATCCCAAAAACAGAGAAAGTATTGTTTCAAAAAGAGTTGCCAAAGATTGATTCTAAATTTAAATCAGAAATAGATTGGGCTAAGTGGAATCGTGATACACCTAAACATAAAGTGTTGATAGATGAATATAACGCAATTGAAGAATCTACAAAGAAAGCTGGAACATGGATGAAAAATCCTGACGGTTCTGCTTTTCAAGGAACTCCTGA